GCACAAAATTAGTCGCTCCACTTGCTGTTACATTCCAAACTCTGTCCTGACTTAAATCGTATGTAACACCATTTATAGTTATCAATCTAGTTGTAGGTACATACTGATAAACTGGTGTGTTTGGATTATATCCTGACTGACTGCGGCCAATTGTTGGAGATGCAATAAATGGAATCTGACAAACATCCTTAGTAAATGCCTGACTGATTGTAACATCAAAAGTCCATCCCGCAATCTCATCTTCGTGAAATGGTTCGTAAATTGCGCTTAATGTAATGTTGCTATCTATTGACCATTTATAAGCTGAGTCATTTAACTGAGCAATTATATCCATAGCGATTTGTTTCATGTCGCTGTGAATCTCAATCAAATTACTTCTGTCTTTTTTTACCCTATCAACTACCCAAAAGCTAAAACTAAAGTTTTCTTTCCTATCTTCAAATCCATTATTCTGATAACTAACCCACCATGCAGGATAGTTAGTTGTACCGCTTGTCGCAAAATCTTCAATAGTACCAACAGTAAAGTTGTTGATTTGCCGATGTTGGTCAGCTATCTCTTTGAACTCACCTACTATTTGATTTAACGTTCTTATCGCCATTTTGTTTTTCTTTGATAAATTTAATTAACTTCAAATAGTTGTAATATTCTTTTTGGTATTTCTTTCTGCTTTTATTCGCAGCCATACGTTCTTGGGTTTTCTAATCGTTCAATACGTGATACATTATCGTTTCTTCTACCTGTATATATTCCACAATAGAATGAATCTCTGCGTGGGTAAATAGTATCAATTGTGCTACCCGGATTATTCCAAAGTGGATATGATGCTTCATAAGTCAAAAGATATTTTTGCAATCTATCTGATGACATTTCCGCATCGTTCTCAAACTTTTTCATTATATCATCAAGTCTTGCAAACTCAGTAGCAGTTACACGTTCTGCATCCTTAACACCAACGTTTCTATTACTAAGCTTATAAAGTAAGTATGGTGATAGTTCAACCAAAGTGTAATTGGTCAAACATGGCACTATATAATCATTAAGCAAAGTAAGATTAAGAGCAGTTAAAGTGTTATTTTGAATCTGTCCTGCAATCTCATTGTAAAGTCCTGAACCTATAATATAAATCAGTTGATTTCTTTGAGCATTCTGAATGGCTACACGAATGTATTTCTCATCCACATTCTCATCAACGATTGTGTTTTCTTTAACGTATTGTGAAGATATAAAAAATATTTGTGCCATTATGCTTTACGTTTTACTATTACTGATTTCCATACGTGCCTACATGAAGGTGAATTGAATCCTGCATCATTCCACCAACCACCTCTGTATTCCCAAACATTTAAACCAACTCTTTCACTGATTGCATCAATGTCTGCTCTACTCCAATATTTTGTTTTTGCAAGTTCAATCATTCTTTTACAAAATGCTCTTGAAGGGTGCTTAGTTGTATCTCTCTTTGTTGTTGGTATATCACTTCTCCAAGCATAAGTATATTTTACCTCAGCTATTGTTGAATCTTTCGCTATTGCTTTACCTTCTTTAGTTACAGTTACTTTTCTGATTCTTACTCCCTCTTGAGTCTTTTCGCCTTCCTTTAAAATATCTTCATTTAGCAAGCTTTCAATCTCAGCAGTAACATCTTCTATTTTAACTTTTAATGCCTGTGCAATTGCTTCATCAGTAGCTAATGGATCTTTAGATAATATCTTTAAAATGTTTTCTCTAAGATTAGATGCAAACTTTTGAATGTCATCAGGAGTTAATTCTTTGCTTTCTATAACATCAAAATCATCAACGTTATTACCATGACTTCCAAACTCTGCAATCAATAAATCATCAATGTTATGTTTACTGAACTCAGCAGGAGTATTTGTAACTATTGGATTTAGTTCATTCTTTTGTGCATCAGTTAATCCACTAAGACCTATGATTGAACGTATCTCATCGTTAGTCATTTTCTCAAGTACCTTTGTAGCAACTAATGGGCTGATAATACCAAGTGTATCTGCAAGTGAACCTTCGCCTTTATCTTCTTTTACTTTTACAAGTCCTGCCATTTCTCTAATCTCATCTTTAGTCATAAACGCAAGTACATCTTTAAATTCAAATGGTGCAATCGGCCTTACTTCTTTAAACTTAATTCTATCTTCAAAAGCATAAAATTCATAAAGCTTGTTTATCCAATTCTCAAGAACTCTTTGATTTGGTTTTACCCATGTATTTTTAAATAAGTCATGCGCTAAATCAATTTCAGTTCTTCCACCAAGTTGACCTTCAGTTTTAATACCTGCTAAAATCGGACTCATATGATGTCCTGCTGTTAGTTGTTGGTCAACCCACTTAGTAAGTGTATCAAACTTTTTATCTAGGTCATCAGCAGTTAGTCTTGTTATTTGTGGTGCGCCATCTTTATCACGTGTGAATTGAAGTAGTAATGATCCTGCGGCATCAGTACCTTGAAACTTATTCTTTAATTGTCTTTCAATCTCATCCTGCTCAGTTGGTGTTGGTTTACCTACAAATGTGATAATAGTTCCAATGTGGAATCCTGACTTGATAGCATTTAAGTGATAATTAGCTATCTCATATTCAACCTCAGCAACTGGAACTAAACCTAAGTATTCAGGTTTTGGATAATATTCTGAACCAATTCCGTAAGATTTTAATGTGTATATCTGTTTGCCTGTTCCATTCTCAGGATCATAATCAGGTATAAATTCTAATCCTGTTTTTTCTTTAGTTTGATTTGATTTGCTTTGCGACCAATCATTTGAATACCAATAACCATCATTGTTTACTGACCTACGAAGATTATTAAATGGCATGTGGTTAAGTTCAAACTTTTTGCCATTTCTTGACCAAATCACCTCAGCATAACATCCACCAAATAAAACATAATCCAAAACGCATTTATTCAATATCTCAGATATGCTTTCACCTTGCTGATTTGTTTCTTTTAATTCTTGCAATAATGCAGATACATCACCAACTGTCTTTGCAGTCTTATCAACTGTTATTCCGTTACCACAAATGTAGTAGTGCTTTGCTTTCAAGAATGCAGAGTGCATATTACTTCGCTCGTACAAACTTTGAATATACTTAGGATAATTATTCTTGTAAGGTGGTTCAACACCAAATTCAATCCAGTCTTGATTGCTTACTATTTTAAAAATAGGTGGTTTGTGGTTACCTAGTTTTATGTTTACATATTTATAATTGATCTCGCTCATGATGGATTGTAAGTGTAACTATTATCTGAAATTTGATGTGTATATGAAGTTGATGAACTACTCGGTAATACTTTAAGAATTCCGTTTTCTAATTCATTAACTGCGTTTGCAACAATTAAATTTGTTGGACTTGTCTGTTCGAAAATACGATAATGCCATTCACCAACATTCTGCAAGTTAACCGTACCGCTTGTTAGGATTTCCCCACCTGCATTTACTTCAGTAACTAGAAATTCATTGTATCTGTCTGTGTAAGTTGATGTATCTGAAGCAATAAAAGTTTTGGTAGTAGTACCATCACCTCTGTATTTAAGTTCAAATAAAAAGTATGGATTTGTTAAAGTCTGTTTTTCCTTTAAAGTGAAAATTATTGTGCTATTTGTACCACGAGTAATTAACTGCATACAATTAAAAGTGTTATAAGGTCTGATTTTGTTACAAAAAAAAAGCAGCCTTACGGGGCTGCCTTCTTCCAAACAACACAACACAACTTTTTAAGAGCCTAGTGATAATCCGCTTACAACGGTTGAATCAACATAGTATGCTTCAAATGGTTCTTTGGCAGTGAATGTAAATGTTGAACCTGAGAAATCCGATAACATTTTTCCGGTAGTGCTGTCAATCTGAGATGCGTATGCTCCACGAGTAGCACCCATCATTTGATATCTGTCATTACCGTCTTTTATCAATACCATAAACTTGTTCTGCCTTACTGTGTTGATCCAATTTCTCAATTTCGCTGTATGGACATTTACTGTAAATGTACAGGTTTGAGTCGTTGAGTAAGGAGTCGTTTGAGTTCCAGTTGTGGATTGAGCAAAAGAAATATTTTCAGAGTGAGAATCAATAAACCAAAACTTTGTACCAGCAGCCTGAGTTAAGGTTGTTATAGTACCTGATGTAGGCACTAAGGAAGTAACCGAGTTAAACTCAGTTATCCAAATAGCTTGAACTCCTGAGATTCCATCGTTACAAGCTAATGCTATACCTTCATAAAAATTACAAGCCATATTATTTTAAATTTTTAAAGGGTGAGATTTTACTCCCACCCTATTGATTAATTAATTGATTATTTACGGAGTATTAGTGTACTGAACGATATGATCACCGAATTTAATTGCAGTACCTAATCTGAAACGAGTATAGAATTTCATTACTCTATCATCTTGAGAATACCAAGCTTCGATATTAGCCATATCAGTTCCTAAGTCAGTACCTACAACTAAGTTACTTGCGTAAGTTGCTATGATACGATTCTTAACAGCAGTAGCAAGACTTCCGGTTTCGACTGGATTATCGGAATTGAGTCCGGCAACGGCTATGACCTTCATGTTAGTACCCGGATAAACTAATTCCCAACGATTGGCAGCAGCATCAGTAGTGTAGTTACCATAGAAACCATAAAGTGAAGTTATCTTATTCAATAAAGTTCTGAAAGTATCCATTCCACAGAATGCGATAACTGGCTCATTGTAAATAGCAGCAGCAGGAACTTTAGTGTAAATATCTTCAAATATACCCATAACAGTTGAAGCATTGATTGCTGATTGCTGAGTAGCAGCGATTGCAGTACCAGCCGTGTCAATAGTAGCCAATAATCCATTGAATTGTTTTAATACTGTTGAGTTAGTGTAAGTAGTTTTACCTTGCCATAGAGCTTGTTCAACTGAGAATGCAATATTAGCAACCTTACGGTTAACGATGTCAGCAGCGATAGTAGTTGAATCTACATTAGCACCCTGTGGTAAATATTTCTGAGTGTAATACGCTTCAAGGTCTTGCAAACAAATTGATTCTGCAACCGCTATTGGATTGGTAGAAATTTGAATTTGCGTGATTGAAGTAGTACCACTTGAATTAAATCCGCAAGAAGATGCAGATTGAAATGGAGTGGTTGATTCCAATACAGGGATTTTTTCAGATGATTTGATGCCATAACGAACATCAACCATGCCCATAGTTTTTCCGCCAAGAATGGCTTTTGTGATGAGGTCAGCTTTGTTTTCCTCAACGTAGTTTGTTAACGATAATGATAGTGACATTGTTTTTTGTTTTTAATAGTTTAAATATTGTTTTCTAAATTCGTCAATTGATACATTTGAAACTTTTACTTCAGGTTTCTTATGTGTAGGTGCAGCAGCAGGTTTACTTAAAATTGCTTCAATACCTTCGATAAGTTTCTTAGTTGATTCTCTCAAGTCAGAATTTTCCTTACTTAAAGTTTCAATCTGAGATGCCATTTTAACTGTGATCTCACGAACAGCTTTGTTTTCTTCCTCCATTTTATCGGAGTCAACTTTAGCACCCATCTTTTCTTCGATGGTTTTTATTCGTGCTTCAAGTTCGTTGATTTTTTCGTTTGCCATTTCGATTTCATTTGATTTAGCAACAGTTTCTTCAACAACCGGAGCTGCTTCTTCAACTGGTGCTTCTTCAGGTTTTTCAAGTGGTGCATCTGATTCTGCAATCATTCCACCTGAAGTTTTAATTTTGTAGGATTGTTCACCGATTTTAACTATGTATTCGCCATCAGCAATGGGTGACATAGTACCATCAGTAGCAACTGCTTGAACCGAAGTTCCGACAGTTGGCATCTCAGCTTCGATTTCTACAACTGTACCATCTTCTAAAGTTCCGGTAAGTGAGAATTTTTGCGAAGGTTCCGGCTGTGCTGTAAAGAAGAATTTCTTTGCATCTTCAAACAGTGCCTTTAATTCGTTAATAGTGTTTTCAGGTAACATTACTTTAAAGTGTTATTAATCAATTTGTTGTTACAATTTTAGATAATTCTTTACGAAGTTTTGCAATTCTATCGTGCAGATTTTCAAGGCGTTGCGCTTGTTCTTCTTTTATTTTTGCGTGTTTAAAAATTCCTTCTACCGAGAAACCCATAACTTCACCAGCCTTTATTTTATTTTCCCAAACATCAATGTTATCAACTGCAAATGAAACCCACCATGATCCATCTGAAAGTTCACCAAATTGTTTAGGTGCGGATGTGCCACGTTCTGAATCTACAAAGATTGACTCAATAATGTAAACACCTTCTTGATAGGCATTGTCTTGGTGCATCAAGTTTACCTTGTTTATAAGATTATTCTTAAAGAATTTTTTACCAATCTTAAAAATATCGTCTTTGCTAAACTGAACGTAGAACTCAAATCCATTTTCATTTCTGTAAATAGGCATATCAGCAGCCATTGCTACACCTGAAACGATTTTCTTTTCTTTGTCAGTTACTTGAAACTTCATTTGCTTGTGGTCATTGAATGCCATCCACATCATATCAGTTGCAGGATGGTCAACAAATGAAATTGCATTTAATCCGGTAGGGATTTTCTCGCCATCTATCTCAGCAAATTCCTCATCGATGAATGCTCTAAATACTGGCAGTTTTCTTTTTGGGTTTGGTTTTTCCATAATTATTCTATTGATGCTTTTTGTTCTATTTTTTGTACTTTATTTTGAGTGCTTGAAATATCCGTTTCAGTTACGAATACTTTTACAGGTTCTGATTCTTGACCACCAAAACCAATTGATGAAAGATTAGTTGATGTGTTACCAACAGGTGCGTTTAAGTTAGGTGCAAACATTCCACCACCACCACCACCGCCACTTGCTGAAGGAGTTGATTTACTATTGAAAGTAGTTTGTTCAATCTTTCTAATGTTTGCTATACCTGCGGCAATGGCTACCGCTGCTGCTATTGGTGCAAGTACAGGGCCAACAATTGGAATACCTATTGAACCTTTGTAAGCTGCTACTGCTGATTGAAAAGTATCAATAGTTGCTGTTGCAATGTTTATTCCTTTTTGAATTTCAAAAGCTTTCTTTTGCTGTGCTTCACTTTGACCTGCAAACGCAGCAACTAAATCCGCTGTTGCTTTTAATCCATCCTTAGTTACATTTAGTGAACCCATAACAGCAGCTTCTTTTCTTGCTCTATCTCTTGCATCAATCTCAGCAACTTTAGCGTCATAATCTTCTTGTGCTTTAATTCTTTGAGCATCTCCTTCCTTAGTTATTGCTAATATTTTATCGTATTGAAGTTTTGCAAGAATTAATTCATCATCATCAGTATTTTGTTTTTTTCTTTTTTGTTCATCAAGAAACTTTTCTTGTTGAGCAATTCTTTGATCATAATCTTTAGCAATTTCTTCACGTTCTTTTTTCCACTTATTTATATTGTCAGCTAATTTTTGATCATCAATCTTTTTTAAATCTTCATCAAGTTTTAACTTTAATGCCTTTTTTTCCTCATCAGTTAGCTTTTGATTTAATATTTCAAGTTCATAAATATCTTTTAATATTTCTTTTTGTCTTTCATATGTCAATCTACCGCTTAATTCCCAATCTTTTCTTTTATTTTCTAATCTTTTAATTGCATCTAATCTATCTTGCTCATCAATATTTGCTAATGTATTTAATAAATCAGTTGCAATATCCTTTTTTTCTTTTGCTTCTTTTTTAGAATTATCAATCTTTTTATCAGTTGTTTTTTTATCCATTTCTTGAATCTGAAGTTGATACCCTGCCATTTCATTTTCAAGATTTTGTAAAACATCTTTTTGTGCCTGTATTGCCTTTTCACCATCTTCTTGCACTTTTTCAGGATCAAAAATAAATGATGCAACTTTTTCAGCTGCTTTATTTTTTAAATCTGTTATCTGACCATTGATAGTTGATAATACTAATGAATCTTTACCTAATGCTTTTGCAAGTCCATTCCAACTTAGAATCATTAAATCAATAACGCCTGCAGCTGCTCTCCAAGGAATTAAAACAGCTTCCCCTACAACCTTAACATAAAACTTAGCAAAATCACTCCATTTTTGTTCTGATGCTTTTACATTTTTTAAATCATTTTCTGCATTTATTAAAGCTACTTTTCCTTTTTCAATATCTTTTTTAATTTGTTCAATCTTTAGATTCAGAATTTCCCTTTCTGTTTTACCTTGCAGTTTTAGGATATTTTCTGTATTTTTAATTGACTGCAATTTTTTCTGCTCTAATTCAAAAGCTTTTTTACTTTCCTCATTTAGTTTTTTCTGTTCTTCATTTACTCCTGTTATTGCTTCTTTAATATCATCCCAATATGTTACAATTGCAGCAACAGCAACACCTAAAGCCACAACCAATGCTCCAATTCCTGTTGATGTTATTGATGCTTGAATAGATTTAAATACACCTGTGGCAACTGTCTTTAAATTATTGAATGATTTACCTAATTCAGAAAGTTCTTTTGCACCCTGAGCTAATGCCATTGCTCCTTGAACTTTCTTTAAAGATTCTTCAAGTTCTTTTGATTCAGAACCAAATAAAGCCATTGCTCCTTGTGCAACTTCAAAACCTGCTGCTATTTTAGTACCTATATCTGCAATAGCACCAAATCCACCTTGACTTGAAAGAGTTACCGCTTCATTTAAATCTTTAACTTTTTCTTTTGCTCCACCAATTGCAGATGTTAATTTATTAAATTCAGCAGAACCTTCTTCAAAACCTGCTAAAGCATTAGTAGCATCTTTTATCCCTTTCTTTAATTCAGCTAATGATTTGGAAGCTTCTAAAGAATTAATCGTTATATCTAAAGCAATTTCTTGTGCCATTTTTAATCTAATGTTTTATATTTTAATACTGAACCCTTCCATGTTCTTGATGTTCTGCCACTTTGTGCGGCAGCATTTCCAAACCTATATCTAAATGTAGCATTTGCTGAAGCCGTAAAAGAATAAATAATCCTCATTGCAATTACATCATCTAAATCTGCTGTTACTACACCACAAACTACGGCAGTTGTATTCGCTGCTCCTGCGGCTGTAACTATTATATTTTGAATAGCTGATGCTGATGTTAAGTTTTGCGCTGTTCCTTTACCCTTCATTGTACCTGCTGAAACTTGAAAATCAAAAGTGTAATCACCAGTTGTATTGTTGCCCGATATAGCAACTTCCATTTCTACCATGTATTGACCATTTGCAACAACTGAAAAACTAAAATGGTCGTCATTTGTTACACCTGCATTGGTCACATCTTGATTTATAGATTTAATTATGTAAGTATATCCATCAGGTGCTGCACCTGTAACAACTAAATCACCACTACCTAAAACAGATGAACCATTGATTGTTTTAATGTTTGTTGCGCTAACTAACGCATCTTGTTTGCCATTAAAAGTTGACCAGTCTGTTGAAGTTAAATATCCGTTAACTGATGAACTTGCAGCGGACAATGTAGCTTGTTTTGAATCAAGTGAAGTTTGTAAATTAGTCACATCTGATATTGCGTGAGTGTGAACACCTTCAGCTTTACCATTCCATGTTGATTTTTCTGTGTCAGTTACAAATCTATTGGATGCCGATTGAGTTACTTTAGTCGCATCAACATCATTAATCTTTGCGTTTGTAATTGCTGAATTGTCAACAGTATATATTGTTCCGCTTGAACTTATTGTGATATCACCTTTGTCTCCATCAGTAACACCACCACCATTGTTATTATTTCTTGAATATGCCATAGTTTAATGTATGTACCAAACGTTGTTATAATATGTGTATCTGTAACTATCACCGGGAGTTAATTCATGTTGATTATATGTTGTTCCATCTCCTGCACTCCATACAGGCAATGTATCATCTGCTGTATTAAATTTTATTTCAACAGTTAATGTATAACCTGAATCATTTGCGTTTTTTATTTCAATAGTATATCCATTAAAAATTTGAATAGGATAAGGTAAGTAACAAGTTGTGTTAGCTGTAACTTCAAATATTGAAAAACAATTTTGTTCAGAACCATCAAAAGTATAAGTTCCACTTGACCAAATTATTTTGCTACTTCCATATCTTTGTCCATCAATTACAACAGAATTGGAGTAGGTTCTGTCAATTACTAAATCATTTGAATTTATTAAAGTAACATTCCTTACACCACTTAATACATGAGTTCCTGATGAACTTAATATTGAAATACTTTTTGCTCCTTCACCTATTGAATTACCTTGACCAATTATACCTGCATCTGAAACAGTAGAAGCAACAACATTATCAGAACCACTTACAACTACATCAGGATCATAAGTTGAATCTATTGGTGTACCATTATTACCTGATGGATAAATATCATCATCTAATAAAACATCTTTACCACCATTATTTGTACCTGATGTCGGAAAGAATGGAACGCCACCCTTTAACTTTAAAAATTCACAAAGTGTTGGTTTACCAACCTCAGTTGGATTATAATCATAAATCTTATTTAATATCCAATAATCACCATGAAAAAAGAATTTACCTCTAAAGTCAAGTGTTGCAATATCAATAGGATTCAAATGAAAATAACCTTTAAATAATCTTGAATCTTTACTTGTTATCTCATTTATAAACTGCTTGTAATATTTGTTGAATAAATTATTATTCGTGTAAGTTGTTGCAGTATAATAAACTTCAATAGGTAAGTAAAAGTTAACATCATAACTAGGACTAGCAACATCATCCAAATGACCTGCATAACCATATGAAGTTAAATTAAAATGAGTTCCTGATGATGTTATATAGTTATATGAATTAGCAGTTGTCTTAACTCCACCATAGTACCATAACCTTAAATTAGCCGCTTTATTTGCATTTGAAGATAAAGGTACAACTTGCCCTGACTGATTCATGTTTATTATTCTTGGCAATACCTTATCATCTCCGGCCCTGTCAACTAATGGAGTAGGACTAAATATTACCTCAGTTGTATTTGTATTTGTTAACCAGTCATTATCTATATCAAATTTCTTTTGTCCGTATGTCTGAAGATATTTCTTTTTATAATAGTCATTCCAATAATCAGTATCATCTTTGAACTTATACAAATAAGTCCTTGCATCAAGTTCACCCATTGGAATAACCTCATAATTTTGCGAGTAATCAAGTTTATTATCCCAATTAAATATTCCACCGGATGTTGCATAAAAATCAGGCCTAGGTTCGAAATGTAAAAGATTAGGATCATTTTTATCTGTTTCAGTATAGACATTGAAAAGCTTAAAAAATGAACTTATAAAATCTTTTTGTTTTATATCATTACCAAATAAAGAACTTACATCAACTGTATCACCTTCTGAAACTGCAACAGATTGAACTTCATTTTGAAATGATGATGAACTTTCTAAATTAAATCTAACATAAGAATCAACATATAAAGGATTTTCACCATAAACATTTAATATGTTTCCTGCATTATCAACTAAAGTTCCTGTATCTCTACGAATAAAAACTTGAACATAATCACCTGCTGTAAAAGTATGTGTTACTTCTAAATTAATTGTAGTTGTTAATGATGTAGTACCTGATGAAACAGGAGATGTAAACAATAACCAATATTCACCTTGTGGAACAACGTTATTAGAATAACCATATTCGCCCATCCATAAGGATGTTGAATTTAAAATTATATTTCCGTTTTTTACTATTTCAATACTACCTTGTGGAAATAATACTGATTGATTTAAGTAAACACTAGAAGTATTTGGATAATGAGTTAAGCTTAAAAGAATCTCTGTTTTAAATTTATATGATCCATTTGTAGGTATGGTAAATGTTGATGATATCGTATCATAATTATTACCCGGATCATAGTTTGTACCAGTTGAATCATCTTGAAATAAAACAGTTTGAGGATTATTAAACCTATTTGTAAAAGGACTTGAATAATCAATCAATTGACCAAAAGATGTATCAAATATTTGAG